TTACTGTTATCTGTTAGCCCTACGTAATGACCCTCAAAGCTATTATTAATAGATAATTTAGCTTTATTTAAAACAACAATACCAGATGAAGCTATATGAGCTGGTGTTGTATAGGCATTGAGAGCAGTAGTGTCTTCCCATGTAATATTCTCTTCTGCAAGACCTATATACTCCGATCGAGTTAATTCAACATGAAACGGATTTCCAACAATAAAATAGTCATATCCAAGATCAGCATCAATTGCGCATAAATTATCTGCCGATCCTGCAGTTGTAACTGAAGTATCACCAGCTGAAACGACAGCAGATGCTAAAATAGTATCGCCTGCAAGGGTATCTAATGTAGTCTGAGCGGCGGTAGTATCGATTGATACTACACCTCCCGTTGCAGGATAGTCGGCTTGAGCAGAAATAGATGTGTATTTAACGTTATTATCTGCATCTTTTGATACGATTTCAGCAATAAAGGGTTTGTTGAGGTTGGCTCCATCACCAATCGCCACGGCACCTTTACCAGTGGTAATTGTAACTTTAGTCGGAGGTTGGGCAGTGATATCGACTAGTTGAATGTCATCTATTAAAATTTCATCGGTGATACTGCCAGCGGTCGTACTAACGTAAATTTTCAAGGTTCCGAGCGGATCCTCCGCAATGGTTATGCTATCTTCATATGCTGTCCATACACCTTCATTCTCATTAGTCATTCCAGCACCTTCAATAGCACCAAGCACAACTTTACCGTCCTTGTCATTGGTTTTAGAGATCCACTTATAATTAAAAGTAAGTTTGTAGGTGTTATCCGAGACGAGTTCGCCGGCCGTACCGGTTCCATCAACATTTAGTTTTGCTTGTGCTATTTCCGCGAATTCATTACCCGCGTCTCCAGCTTCAATTCTTAACGTTTCAGTGTGATCTGTGTCACCACTATCGTAGTTACCCGTTACTGTCGCTGCACCACCAGCTGTCCAGTTACCGGCAGTAGCAAAAGAGGCATCATTACTGGTGAGCATTAGTACTTGGGTTCCCGCTGCAACGATACTAGAAATTCTTGATGTTGCAACACCTCTAACAGGATATACTAAAGCACTATATTGATCAACCAACGTCGCATCACCAGCACCGTATGGTAGTCTAGAAACGAGAATATTAGCGTCGCTAGCAAAAGCTTGCTTTGTGCTATGATAAAAATATCTCTCTGCGGCATTTGTGGGTTGTCCGTAAATCTCTTGAAATTCCGCAAATGTCCCAACATTAAAGATTTCATCTGTTGGGCCTTGATTGGAGAATCCTGCGATAAATACACTTGTTCCTACGGCCGCGCCTGGCCGTTGAGTCATATCAATTTCTCTTATTTCTATGCCTGGTGATTGAATTGTTCGTCTGCTCATAGTAAAAACCTTTACAAGTATTTATTGTTTTCCGGTACCATAATTTAGTTGATTTGGCGAAATAGGCATTATAATATAAATATATGAAGGGCATCATATTAGCTGGCGGTACAGGATCCAGAGTTTATCCTAGTACAAAAACGGTTTCAAAGCAGCTTTTACCAATTTATGATAAGCCTACTATCTATTATCCTCTATCAACTTTAATAGAATTAGGTATAAAGGATATAATGATTATAACAAATGCTCAAGCGTACCCTCATTTGTTACATTTGTTTAATCAAACAGATAAACCACGACCATATCTAGGACTTAATATTACATTTAAAGTACAAATGTCTCCAGCTGGTATAGCAGAGGCATTAATTATTGCTGAAGGCTGGCAAGGTGATGATAATGTATGTTTAATTTTAGGAGATAATATTTTCACTGGTATAAAAAAACCAAAACTCAATGGTAATAAAGCTTGTGTTGTAAGTTATAAAGTTTCAAATCCAACTGATTATGGTGTTATAGAGCTTGATGCAACTGACACAATAGTTTCTATAGAAGAGAAACCGGATGCCCCTGCTAGTAATTTAGCTGTTACAGGTATTTATTTTTATGATAAGACAGCTGGGCAGCGCGCTCGAGGATTAGAGCCATCAGATAGAGGTGAATTAGAAATTACTGATTTAAATAAAAGTTATTTACAAGATAATGTACTAGGTCACAGTAGTTTAAATAGTAATTATGCCTGGTTTGATACTGGGAATCCTGATGAAATGTTTGCGGCTTCCATGTATGTAAAGTCTATACAAGATAGAACTAATACGATGATTGGCTGTATTGAAGGAGAATCATGGAAACAAGGTAATATTAATTATGAGCAATTACGAAAAATTGTTAATAAAATGCCTCATTGCTCTTATAAGACAAATATTGTAATGAGTTATTATTTCGTTTAAATTTTCAAAATGACAATAACTCTCGGACCACTTGCGCCGTTGAGAGAAGATATAGATATATCTCAACATGCAGGAGAAAATAAAGCTGATGAAATACAAGCAGCTAATGACCCAGGAGAGCAATATTATTGCAAGAGAGCATTTGATCATCTACAATTAATGGATAATGGTAATATGTTACCATGTTGTCCTTCATGGGTTAATAATTATTCTATCGGTAATATTAATAAACAATCATATGAAGAAATTTGGAATGGACAGCTAGCACAAGATTTTAGACGATCTATATTAGACGGATCCTTTAAATACTGTAATGGAAAATCTTGTCCTCATTTATATAAAAAAGACGGGCCATTATCTAAAAAGGCGAGAAGTAGGGAAGTCCAAAATGATATATTAGAAGGTAACACAATATTAAAACACGGACCACAAGAAATACAATTTTGTTATGATAGGTCTTGTAATTTGTCATGCCCATCTTGTAGAAACGAAGTTTGGATGGCATCGCGTGATCAACGACAAACATATATAAGTATGCAAGAACATTTACAAAATAAATTTTTAAAAGATGCAAAAACTCTTGTAATTACAGGCTCTGGAGATGCTTTTGCAAGTTTTGTATTTCGAAAATTTTTACAAACATTACAAAAACAACAAGCACCGAAAACAGAATGTATTGTTTTGTTAACTAACGGTTTATTAATAAAAAAATATTGGGATACATTAAGCTCATATGCAAAAGAAAAAATTAAAGTAATTAGTGTGTCTATTGATGCGGCTACAGAATCTACTTATTTAATTAATAGAAGAGGAGGAGATTGGAATTTATTACATGAAAATTTAAAATTTGTAGAACAATTAGAAAATGTAAATCTTTTTATTAGTATAGTAGTACAGGATAATAATTTTCGAGAAATTATAGATTTTATTAAAATGGCCGAAACGTATAACGCGGCGCATGTTCAACTACAAATAATTGAACCAGATTTTCATTATGGTAAGCCTAACTATATTGAAGATTGGCTTAAAAAAGCAGTTCATGAAAAGGTTCATAAAAATCATAATGAATTAATAACAGTCTTAAAGGATCCTTTTTTTGATGACTATTTAAATTAAATTAATTTTGCCTCTATCCTTGTAAATTCAAAAGTAGCAGATGAAGAAATTTCTTCACTAGTAGCATAATTCCATTTAATTTCAGCTAATTTAGTTGGAAATGCTCCAATATAGTCCCATTGAATTTTTCTGTTTTCATATTCATCTAAACCGTATACTGTTAAATTAGACGAATATACAGGAAGTTGTTGAGAGGGGTTCGATAACTCTTGAGCCGATTTATATTTTATAATATCATCTTCATTAAAGTTACCGGTTTTAATGTCATTAATAATATCGAGCCATTTATATATTGCCCAATAATTTTTAAACTCGTTATCAATTTTAAAATTTATATTTAAAGATTCATATGATGGACGAGCATGAGAGCTAACTTTTATAGTTTGTGCTCCATATGGAATAGTTTTCTCAGGGATACTAATAGTAGGAGTTACTGCCCCTGCAATACTGATCTCTAAACTATTAGCATCAAGTCTGTTTGTATTTCTAGTTATATTGTCTACAATATTTTTTATACCTTCAGGTAAATTTAAAACTAATATAAATTTATCTTGTCTATTTTTATTAAGTGGTGCTTGGTTCATACTTTAACATATCCTTGTGCTTCTAGTTCATCCATATCTGTATTATAATTAGGGCCTTCGTCCTGATTAAAAATATTTATATCTTCGAAGATAACTGGAGGCGGTGTCCAGGTATCATCAATATTTTGCATTTTATATTCTTGTAGGAAGTTACTAAACTTTTGATCAATATATGGCCCTAGTTCTATTTTTGCAGGCCGCTGATTGTCATCTATTTCTACGACATTATAATATTTTTGTATGACACTATTTTCTAATATTAATAATGCCCAGGTCATTGCCATAACTCTATCATCATAATCGAACCCGGGTTGAGCTGCCCAAGACCCATTAGGGTATCGGACAAAATTTTTCATTTCTACGACTGCGGGTCTTGATTTTATATCGACACATTTAATATCATTAACCCAATATCTCATATTAGTAATGCCTTTATATTTGGTGTTAGTGTGAGCATATACTCCTAATCTATCATATTTTACTTGACCTACTTTAGGTGACCAGTTAACTATACTTCTGTAATTATATTGGTGATATAAATTATCTACAACCTGGCTGCCACAATTATTTCTTTCTATTAATACAGGAGGTGTTCCCCAATGATAACATATGTCTCTGACTTTAGTAGTAAATTCAAATGGATTAATTTCATTTGATGCATACTCTGCAACTTGTTTTATGTCTTGTAATTCAGTTATATCTAAGACCTGTATAACGCTAAAATTTTGACCGACACCTTCTGCTACATCAACACCAATAGTATATAAATGATCTTTATTAGGTTCTTCCCATACTTTATAACAGCCATCATCAAACACATATGTTGGTTCTGTTGTTTTTGCTAATAATTTTTCAAAGAAAATTTCATCAATAAATGAATCACCAGTATCAAGAAACTTACAGTCAAACTCTTGCGCAAAGGCTTCTTCACTACCTATAGATTTAATTGTGTCTTGTTTCCATGTTTCATCTCGTCCAGGAACTTCATGCCAT